CCCTAAATGGAGTTTTGCTCGCATCGACGAGAATAATAACGTTGTTGAAGTTGCAGAAAAAAAGCCAATAAGCAATATTGCTACAGCGGGTATATATTATTGGAAAAAAGGCTCTGATTACGTAAAATATGCTGAACAAATGATACGAAACAATATTCGAGTCAATAACGAGTTTTACGTCTGCCCTGTTTTTAATGAAGCAATTGCTGACCGTAAGGTGATCAAAACATATAATATTAAAAAAATGTGGGGCATTGGTACGCCGGAAGATTTAGATATTTTTCTAAAAAGATGAATATTGGCATATCTATAACAGGTATTAGTCATTTAACCGATAGCTATAGACCTTATTCACGTAGCTATAAAACATGTTACGAGAATTTTTTTTCTGAAGTATATAACCCGCTTATAAGAAAAAATACTATAACAACATATATAACAACTTATTATTCATCTGAAATATCAAACATTTTAAATATCTACAATCCTAAAAAATTTCAAATATTTAATTTTAACAATTCACATCAAGTACAAACAATTATTAAAAGTTTAGAGCAACTTCGCAATGAAAATCTTGACTTAGTCGTATGTACGAGGTTTGACTTAGCCTTTAATGAGGGTATAATTAATAAATTGAATTTTGATCTTTCGAAGTTTAATTTTTTGTTTAAGGAGCAAGATTATTGGGAGAGTAATAAATTTGTTAATGATTGTTTTTATGTTTTTCCGTATACGATGCTTGAAGATGTTATAGCTGCGTGTTATGATCTTTTATCAAATCCACCAAGACCGGGACTAATGGATATGCACGGTTTATATGTATGCCTAGAAAAGCTGATAACGTCAGCTAATATTAATATCGTAAGTAGCGATTTCATGTTGAGCCACGAAAATCGTCTCTATACACTAAAGCGTTTATAAATGATCTACATATCACATAGAGGTAATCTATCTGGACCTGATAAAACGATTGAAAATTTACCCGAACAGATAAAAAAAGTTCTCCAGAGCGGATATCATTGTGAAATTGACGTGTGGAAAATAAACAATAATTTTTATCTCGGCCATGACGAACCTCAATATCAGGTTGATAAAAAATTTTTAAAAACAAGAAATCTATGGTGCCATGCAAAAAATATTGACGCTTTATTTGAGCTTAAAAAGCTTAATACAAATTGTTTTTTTCACAACACAGATGATGTTACATTGACGAGTAAGGGTTATCTCTGGACATATCCAGGTCAGCAGCTTACAATAGATTCTATTGCCGTGCTACCAGAACGGGTATTTAACTATAATACACAAATTGCAAAAGGTATTTGTACGGATTACATATACTTGTATACACAATGACAATAATAATACTATCAAATACTGCAAATATTGAATATTACAATTTGCTTAAAAACTGTATTGATTCTATTGATACGAGCAGATACAATGTTATTGTTGTTGAAACGAATACCAAGCTTAAGAACAAAGAAATACCGCTTAAAGCGAGTTTTATCTTTCCAGAGAGAGAATTTAATTATAACGAATTTTTAAATATTGGCATAAGAGCAGCTGATGATTCAAAATATGTATTAGCAAATAACGATATAATTTTTGAAGCTGGGTGTTTAGAAGAGATTGAAACCAAGCTCGATATATTTGATTCTGTAAGCCCGCAAGACATTAATACACATATTAATATTAATGAAGATACGCCTGGTACAAAAGTAGGTTATCACGTACTTGGTTGTTGTATTGCTTTAAATCGCGCAACACTTAATACAATAGGTGAATTCGATGAAAAATTTAAATTCTGGTATCAAGATAATGATTATTGCAATAACTTAAAGGAACATAACTTACAACACGTGCTATTATCAAAAGCTAAAATAAAGCATCTTAAAGGTCAGAGTCATATTTTAATACATGACAAGCTCTATGAAATGACGCATGGGCTCGAATCGACTTTAAAAGATAAATGGAAAAAATACGAATGAAAATTGCAATACTAATACCCTCTCGTGAGAGAATGAATAGAAGATTGACGATAATATCGTCAATAATTACAACGGTAAGTGATATTAATAATGTCAATATATACTTTGGTGTTGACGAGGATGACCCTACACGTGATATTCTATATAAGATATCAAAAGCAATTCCTTGCGTTAAGATTGTCGATATAAAAAATGATAAACAATTTATCGGCTTAGGTAAGATGTGGAATATATGCGTCGAAAATTCTGACGAGAAAATTATATCTATGATAGGAGACGATATGGTGTTTAGAACACCGAACTGGGATGTTGAAGTTATTAAAGAATTTACTGAAAAACTTCCAGAAGATAAAATTAAAGCTATCTATTGCAATGATGATTGTCATGGTGAGAGATTGGCAGTAAATTTTTTCTGTCACAGAAAATATGTCGAGGTCTTGGGTAAGTTTATGCGTGAAGAATTTAAGATTAATTGGATCGATACATGGTTACAACAGGTCATGAGCGCCTTTGGTCGCCTTTCATATCGCGGCGATATAATGATAGAACATAAGCATTGGGTACTCGGTAAAGATTCAAAAGATAAAACCGCCGAAAGAATGGATATCGCCGATACAGGTAAAATTAGCGATAAGCTCTGGAATGAATTAGTCGATGAGAGAGTTAAAGATGTACTCAAACTTGGTGAATATTTACAGCAAACACCGGATTGGTCTGTAGTAGATACGAGAGGCACGACAATCAAATTATCATAGCATGATAAAAATCTATACACATTACAGCGATAGTCATAAAGACATTTACGACAATTACTTTAAAGCGTCGTTACGCAGTATATATACACCAAGTGAGGTCTCTATAAGAGGATGTTATCACGAGCAGACGACATCAGATGGCATGTTCATGTCACCAGGATGGCTTGATTCAATGAATATCAAGCTTGATGTTATTCTTACAGCTCTGGAAGAGAATAAAAATAAATGGTTTATTTTTTCAGATTGTGACGTGCAGTTCTTTAAGCCTTTTGTTGAAGATCTTGAATTTGAACTTAATGGGTTTGATATAGTGTGTCAAAACGACTGTAACTCTCTTTGTGCGGGCTTTTTTGCCTGTAATGCTAATGAGCGTACAAATCTCTTATTCACAACAATAAAACAAAATTTTAGATACTTAGTTAATGATCAAGTGGCATTAAATGAATATAGAAATCTAGTTAAATATAAATTACTCGATCCGCAAAAATACTATACAATCGGTAATTATTTCACAAATACCGACGGTACACATATTTGGGATAATAATACAGCCATTATTCCACCGTCAAACATACTCTTACATCACGCTAATTATGTAAAGGGAACCGCAAATAAGATTAAGTTAATGGATCTTATTAAGAGTAGTATATGAAGATATGGTTCGATAGAAACAAAATATGCTTTAAAACGTTTATAACGGAAAAATTTTTATTAATGCCGTTCTATGAAAGGCAAATTATTAAGTCAAATAAAGATTTTAAAAATGCAGATAACTGGATAGATTCTTGTACTAATATTATACATGAAGTACCACAAAAGGAAGCTAATGTGTTTGTTTATCATGATAAACTAGATACTGGTATAAGCGATACAATTCAATTAGCTACTAAGCTCAATAAGCAGATAATTGCATTCTATAATGATGATAATAGTGCACCGACATCATTACCGCCTTGTGTTGATCTCTATCGAACTTCTCTCCACAAGAGTAAGCAAAAAATAAACGAATATTCTTTTCCTGCATGGAGTGAAGATTTTGGCACAGCTGAAAGACTGCATATAAGATCAAAGTCAGAAAAGCCTGTTGTAGGTTTTTGTGGCGCAGTAACGCATCCTATTCGCCATACAGCAATATCTTTAATTGAAAAGAATACTAATTTAAATACTAATTTTTTAATCCGTGGAAATTTTTGGGGCGGTAGTATTCATGACCCACAGATACGTGAGGAATATATTTGTAATATTAACTCAAGTGACATGGTATTATGCTGCAGAGGAGCTGGTAATTTTTCTTACCGACTCTACGAAACAATATCACTCGGTCGTGTACCGATTATCGTAGATACTGATATCGTATTGCCTTGTGATGATATGATTGACTGGAAGTCTATTAGTATCTGGGTCGAAGATATTAATTTAATAAATGATAGTATCAATAATTTTTGGCAGAAAATTACAGATATTGATTATAAAAAATTACAAACTACAATAAGAGATACGTACGAAAAATATATCTGCCCAACTGGGTTTACGTCATATTTGAGTAACAAATATCAAATACCATGAAAGTCTCATTTAATCAAACATACGGTAATAATCGAAAAATTTTATTACAAGCCAGGTTAAGAGATAAGAAATTTATTGAGTTTTTATCTTTTTTTGATATTAATATATTTTCATTCCATAATTGCAGCGACGAAATTATTAATTTCTTTCGAGACAATAAAGAAATAATACCTAATGTTCGTATCATTATTAATAATGACATTTCATATACGCAATGTATAGTGAGATTGCTAAAGATTATTAATGAATTAAACGCTAGATATTTTTTCTTTTATCAAGACGATACATTTAGCTATGATAACGATGATATTAATTTTAAGTCCCTACTCGACTACGTCTTTACTGAAAACGATATAATGTTAACATTTTTTGAACGCGAAGAATTTTTTAATAATTTGAGAGTTTTAAAACAATTAGATGATATAAGGGTATACGATAACCACACGGTAAATTATGCAGCTAGTAATAAATGGTCGTTTGATGATTCACCTTATATCTGCACAACTAATTATCTATCCAATATATACGATCAAAATTATCTTAGCTGTCCTGATATCTGGGCAGCTGAACAGTATAATAATTTTAAATTTAAAACAAATAATATTAAACGATATGTTTTAAATAAATCTCTCTTTAAGAATTATAATTTTATCGGACATAACGACTGGAATAAAGATGAAGAAATCAGATTATTGAAACAAAAAAAGCTATTATGAATATAACAGTAACACCACACGGTCGAACAGGTAACCGATTGATGCAGTATGCTTTAGCTCTTGTTCTTGCTAAAGATAAAAAATACAATTTTAACGCTGAACATATACCGTATTTTGATCAAATTGAATACACATCACATGTACAAAATGATTTAAACACCTTTAAAACATCGACATTTGGTAATCATTATTACGATTATAACTATCTACTATCTTGCAATAGTAATATTAATATTGATAGCTACGTACAACAGAGTTACGGACTAATACCGCATAGAGACTATCTCAGACAGCAATTTGGTGTACTTAATACCCTTGACACGTTACCAGAAGATGATGAGCTAGTTATACATATAAGAGAAACTGATTATAAAGTCATTAATGCTTATCTCGGAGATAATATGTATACAAATCTCGTTAAAAATAGTAAATTTAGCAAAAACACAATTGTTACGGACAATATTAATTCACCTTTAATTAAAGAATTAGCCTCACTCGGCTGTACTGTTTTTACCAAACAACAAGCTGTTGATTGGCAGTACCCGTTTTTTTCAAAAAATGAATTAGATGATTTTAACTATCTGCTACATAGCAAAAATTTGTTTATCTCGCAATCAACATTTTCATGGTGGGCCGCTTTTCTAGGCAATCATAATCAAATTATTTTTCCATATATGAAAACCGGCGGTATGTGGCCACTTAATCCTACACAAGACGATGTTAATTTATATTTTGATTTTGGTGTAACGAGCAAATATATACTATAAATGTTATGATATACGATTTCAGTCTCTTAAGGCCACCAGCCCGTTACCCTGTTTATCCACCATATCATACCGGCGACTATTTAGAGGAATATTTTTACAAATTCTATATCAAAAATAAACAAGAGTTTGATACAACAGGTTACACATATATCCCTATATTCTGGACCAATGTCTATAATAACAACGAAAATAGACACCTTGTACAGTCATATTTAAACGCGCTACCAGTAGGTAAGTATTTTACTGTTTCGCAGCACGACGATGCTGTTGCAGAAAAACTACCCCCTAGAGCATTAAGCTTTGAAGCAGGAGGTAATAAAACAGGTATACCTTTACCGCTCATTTGCTCGTCACTTAATGAGAAGGGAATACCATTGAACGATAAAGATATATTTTGCTCTTTTGTTGGTTCTGTTCTCGGTCCTATACGCGAACAAATGCACCATCAATACAATGACGACAACGAAGTATATTTCTCACCTCAACAATGGACGAATCAAGTCGTACCCTCTCGACTTGAGGAATTTATTAATATAACAAAACGTTCAATTTTTTCTCTCTGTCCAAGAGGTTATGGAGCTCAGAGCTTTAGATTATATGAAGTTATGCAACTCGGATCGATACCTGTTTTTATATATGACAAGGAATGGTTTCCGTTTAATAATGACATCAATTGGAGTGATTTCTGCGTGTTAATACACGCGTCAAAGATTAGCGAATTAAAATCTATCTTAAAAAATATTACAACAGATCAACAGCAGAAAATGCTCGATAAGGGTAAAGAGATATACCAGCAATACTTTACACTCGAGGGTACTTGTATACAAATTTTGAATACACTTAAACAATACAAATAAAATTATGAAAAAAATAAATAAAATATCTTTTTCCCAAGCTATGAAAAATAGTAGTGGGTATACATCTCTACTTGAAAAAGAAAAATGGGATATCTTAGAAAGCTTGTATAATCGTGATCACGATACAACTATTACCAAGATACCAAAAATAATACATCAAATCTGGGTTGGCGGTCCACCACCACCGCAAATATTGGAATTAGTAAATTCAATTAAAAATACAAATCCAGGCTTTGATCACATACTATGGACAGATAAAGAAATACAAGCGCTTGAATTTAAAAATAAAGATATATTCAATCAATGTACTAACCTTGGTCAAAAATCAGATATTTTAAGATACGCTTTACTTGAACAATTTGGCGGCATATATCTCGATACTGACTTCGTAGGTATTAAGTCATTTGACTCGTTACTACATTACGATTTTTTTACAGGTGTTGCTTATGACCGCGAACCAACGATGTTTAATGGCTTAATAGGAAGTACAAAAAATAACGCTCTTATCAAATCTCTTAACGATATCGATGGAAGTAGTATTCAGAATAATAAGCAATGTGAGCATGTGTTTAATACGACAGGACCTTGGTATATGGGTAATAAATTTTTTGACGAATATAAAAATGTCGAAGCTATCGTATCATTACCTGTCTCCTTTTTTTACGCTTTTCCTAACTTTTTACGCGATCAAGTAAAAGGTACATCGTATAGCAACTACATAGAGAAAGAAAGCATCTGCGTACATTTATGGCACTCATCATGGATGTAGAACATTTTATATCAGGTGAGCGATTTCAGGCATTAGCTGATATTAGCTTTATCCCTCTCGGCAGCGGTAATGGCGAAAGTGAATGCGGTTTTGTTAAAGACCAGCAATTCAATAACAACTATAACGTTTTCTATTATAGTGATGACACTACAGAATTACCTGACATGACAAATATAAAAAAGATATTTGTAAATACATGGACTCTAGATAAATTTTTTAAAACTATTTTTCCTCTATTAAAAGGACAGTATGTTTTTATATCGCATAATTCAGACCTTGGATTCACTGAGAGATATCTTCAGTTTCTAGATGACGATAGAGTAATAAAATGGTTTAGTCAAAATTCGTATTTTGAACATAAGAAGTTAATATCTCTACCTATAGGTCTCGGTAATCAACAATATCCTCACGGTAATATTTCCTTAATAAAGCATATCATGGAAGCAAATATTAATAAAGAAATTCTTATTTTTAAAAATTTTGATTGTAGTACAAATTATACCGAACGATTATTTATAGATCAAATTACAACAAAAAATAATATATTAATGTGGCCGCGATACACACAAGAAGAGTATTTCGTAAGACTTGCGCAAAGTAAATTTGTTATTAGCCCTCCAGGTAATGGTGTCGATTGTCATCGAATCTGGGAATGCCTGTACTTTAAGGCAATACCTATTGTTAAATACCACCCCTGCTTCAAACAATATACCAGCCTACCGATTCTATTTATAGACGATTGGCAGATAGTTACAGAAGATTTTCTACGTTCAAATCTTAATAAAATAAAAAATATAACTATTCCGCAACTACACCTAGATTATTGGAAAAGCCTCATTTAAAATATATTAATGAAAGTATTATCGCATAACGAAATTATTAAATTATACGAACAATTTGTTAAAGTTAACTATACCCCCTCTTTTACTGAACGATATAATCCTTTACCTGTATATAAAAATAATAAAAAATGGAAATGGGAAGGAAAAGACTTTCCGCGTGTTATTTCTCTTTTAGAATTTGAAAGATATATTGAAAAGTACAATTTTAAAATTAACGATTTATTAATTTTTAACGGTGAACAAGATCCAGAGATTGAGTATCTAGGTGATAGAATCAAGACATTACATAATTTTGATTATATGGCGGATACTGTTAACTATGATTTGCATCAATTAAAATTACCTCGCACAGATTACGATTTCGTATGTCTCCACCAAACACTCGAGCATATATACAATCCCTATCAATGCCTTACGAATATTCGAAATCATATGAAAGACGGTGGATATCTTTATATTAATGTACCTGCCTGTAATGCACCACATAGCGAACCATTTCATCATTTTACCGGATATACTCCAATGGGACTTGTAGCGATTTGTTACCAAGCTGGATTTAAAATATGTGAAGCGGGTCAATGGGGCAATACAGAATATCTTGTTAAATTATGGACACGTAATCCGGGATGGTCCGATTACACGCAATTAAGTAATCCTGGAGTTAACGAAATAGATAATCCTGTCATAACATGGGCACTATTACAAAAATAAAAATATGTATGGACTTTTATGTATTGATGATATCGCTATTGTCGGTCATAGCTTATTTAAAAATTTTAGACTAGCACTTTATAATTGCTTTGATAAAAATTCTTTTAAAGATGTCACTTCTGTCGATGATTTAAAAGATATTACGCATTTAATCATTATTGACGAGCATTATATACCTTGTGCTAATATATGGAGGCATGATATTTTTATTAACGAGCTGAATAGACGAAATATTAAAACAATTGTATTAAATTTCGAAAAAATATATAATTCAAGCTTTCCATGGAATACTGATAATCAATTAAAACTTCAAACAATTAACAATCTTACACAATTTGTAAGTGATGTTGACGATGCAAAAATCTTAAATAAGCATATAGTAAATAAGCAATTTCTTTCCCGCGACACTGTTTTTGAAATTAAACCACAGATTGAAAAAAATAATAGAATACTATTCATTGGTCAGCTAAATGATTATTATCCGACACGCCGACAGACTATAGATGATGCACGTGCATCCGGTCTTCCTGTTGATATTATTGTAACAGATCGTAGATTAAGTTATTCAGAATTTTTACAGAAATTAAACGAATATACTTTTATACTAAATCCTCTCGGTACAGGTACTTTTCTTAATATTCGATTTTATGAGGCACTAAAACTTGGATGTATTCCATTACAACAAATAACTCAGGATATGATTGGCTTCTACCCTGAGCTATCTAATTCAATTAATTTTATTAATTTTAAAGAAATTACTCTCGATACACTGATATCACATAATATTGTAACGACTGAATATTATTTAGAAGACTTCTTTAAAGATATAAATCTTACTACATATTTACAATAATGTATTCTCCTAAAATAGCTATTTGTATTTCCGGTATTGTAAAATACTGGCGACATAGCTACAATAGTATACAAAAATGGTTTCCAAATGCTGATATTTTTATACATACATGGGATATAGAGTCGTATGAGATTACACCAATAACAGCGCATAGTATAAATAAGTACGAAGAAATTATAAACAAAAATTATATAATTAAAGATATTGTTGAGCAATATAAACCTAAATCATTTATTATTGATAAATTCTCAGACACATCAAAATTATTCTTTAAGCAAAGAGACAATTTAATACTGAAAGGTGCTGACACAAATTCACGTATATCATTATATTCGATGGCCTATAGTATACGCGAATCCTGTCGACTAAAGAAAGCATACGAGTGTTCAAATAATATTACATATGATATTGTATTTCGTATGCGTTTTGATACAGATATACCAGCATGGGATCCTACCACATCGTATTGTAGAGACGCTATCGTAATACCGGTAGGTCAAGATCACGCAGATAGAGGTATAAATGACCAGTTTAGTTATGGGCCCAGCGCACTCATGGATCTATTATGTGAGTTCTATCATCATATAGATATTATTTGCACGGCACCTCATTGGCTACGATCACCGGAGCATTGCTTTTATAATTATCTTGCAAGTGTTGATCTGATACCAAATCAAATAGTTCGTAAGAATATCATTGCATACATTAATAATGCAACTTACATATAATATATGTCAAATAAGATTGTAGTCGAAATAGGAGCCAATAACGGAAAAGATACCCAACGCCTATTAAATGAATATTCTGATGCGGTGATATACGCATTTGAACCTACTCATGAGCTACTTGTAAACTATCTATGGCCGTTAGCTAAATTAAATGAAAGATTAAAGATATTACCTTTTGCTGTTGACAATGAAAATACATTTAAAACTTTTAATATTGCTGGACAAGCTGATTGGGGATGTAGCAGTTTATATCAATTTGCGGACGATTTAGACACTAAATGGCCAGGTCGACCTGACTTTAAAAGTACACATAGTTATTCTGTACCTACCATTACAATGTATGATATTTGCAATTTATACAATATAACTGAAATTGAATATATTCATATCGACACCCAAGGTAGTGATTTAAATTGTCTCCTCTCATTTAAAGATAAAATTAATATTATTAAAAGCGGTAGATGCGAAGTAGCAGCAAACACTGAATTATATAAAAATACAAATAATACATATAGTAATGTCCGTAATTGGTTACTACAAAACGGGTTTAATGTCAATTGCAATGAAGATGTGCCAACATGGGCCCATGAAATAGATATAATGTTCGATAGACCCTAAATACTACTAGCGTTATGCAACAGCCTCCGGAATTTACTATTTCATATTTTTCAAAAATACAAGATCAAAGTAATTTACTTTATATTGATATTGGTGCAAATGATGGCATCACATGGTCAAATACAATTGCGCTCGAAAAACAATTTAATTGGAAAGGTATATGTATTGAAGCACACCCAACAATGTTTAGGCATTTGAAACAAAATAGAAACTGCAAGTGTCTTGAATACGCTGTTTCAGATAAAGAAGGGGAACTAGATTTTTTAACTATAGAAGGATCCTGGGAAGCAAATATGTTAAGTGGTCTCGTTGATAACTACGACTCTAGACATAGAGATAGAGTCAATGAAGAGCATTTACGGTATGGCGGTGTATCGTCTACGCAAAAAGTAAAATGTAAAACACTACAACAAATTATCGATGAAGAAAATATATCAAAAATTGATTATCTATCAATTGATACAGAAGGATCTGAATTACCAATTTTACGAGGTATTGATTTTTCGAAAATAGATATCGATCTTATAAGCGTTGAAGTCAATTATGAAATTGAGCCAATAGAAACACTTCTAACACAGCACGGCTTTAATTTTGTCACAAAAGTCGCGTGTGATGCTTTTTATTCAAAATCTAAGCTTGAATAACAAAACTATATATAGTATAATCGTATTATGATTATTGATATACCTATCTACGACGGTGACCTCATTCACTCCCGCTTTGCTTATAAATATTTTCGTAAGAATACACTACCCATTGGTAATATTGTGGCATTTAGAGCGCCTATGAAGGTTGAAGCTGAAGGAATGATCGATAATGAAGATATTCTTAACGCTGATTATATCTATAGCGATGATGCCATTAATTTCTGTTGGGAAATTCCTAATCTCGATCCGTTTGGTGCAGTAGCGTTTCAACGCTTACTTAATACTCAAATTGCTAATATTCTTAGTAGTAAATATCTTAAAGCTCCTATTGAGGTTGATGGTGATGATCTTATGGTTCATAAAGAGCATAATCAGGGTGGCGTTACACAGATGAAGGGTAAGTGCAGTGTGAGTATTACCTATTCAAAAAATAACGTAGCTCTCGGGCATACTGGTATTAATATTGAAGCTGGTAAAAAGGCTCCTGCTTTTGCCTTTTCAACTAGACTCGGTGATACAGAGGCTGAGCAGTTTATGAAAGACGTTATTGAAGTTTTTTACGGTATGGTCGAAGATATTTTTCTTGCTACAACGAAAGTTATTGCTTAATGACAATATTTGATTTTATATCAAGTGTTCTATTTACTAAGAAAAAAACTTGTTTAAATACTGTTGACGAGGAAGGAGAATTTTCTCCTTATATGCTTAATAGATGGTGTAGTATGTACTCACCATCAACAGCTACGTTTAGTAATATTTTAAACAAATATCTTGGCATATTTGAGAATAAAAAAGATCTTTATAACTTATTTGTAGCAGTAATGCCTAAAGTTTCTTCAAAGAGAATTTCGTATATAAAGAAAGTAAAAGAAGAAAAGAAGGAAGAAAATAATGATATTGAAATGCTAGCAAATAATTTGGAATTATCTCAAAGAGAAATATCTGAATATATTGCAATTGCAGAAAAGATGTCTAATTAAACGTATATGGTAGCTGATATTGACATGCTTGGTCCACTCCCGAAAAGCTTAATTGACTTTTCTGCACTCCCTAAAAACTCATTTAATTCTGTTTTTTATGGGTATAACCTCAAGACAGTTCTTGATGATATTTTACTCTGTACTTTTGTCGATGAGACGGAAGATGGTTCAAGTATTATTAGAAACGGTTTACACGTCCCAGTTAATACTGATACTAAAGCATGGCGAATTGGCGAGGTAATTCTTGCAGGTCCTAATGTTAAATATGCAAAGAAAGGTGAATACGTTTGCTTTCCTAATAATTTAGGTGTACCTGTTGCTAATATTGATATTGAAGGCTACGGTACTCTTAAGAAAGGAATTTTCTTAAACGAGCAGCGTATTTTTGGTATCTGTACACTACGAGGAGATGATAATGAAAGCGTCGCTAGCCACCTTAAAAAATCTGCTACTAACAAACGTCGTCGAAATAAAGTTTAATCGACGTCGGCCTAAGCCAGGCGCTGGTTTGTCCAGACGAATGATTTGTACAAACTCTCTCGCTCTATTGAATAGTCCAGAGGGTAGGCTTGCGCTAAACTACAAGCGTGCTATTAACATGCCTAAGTTTGATCCAAGTGCGAAAGATCTTATTATTACATGGGATATTTTTATGCAAGACTATCGGTGTATTAATATGATTGCCTGTGATTTAATTCAAGTAATACCAGCTAATAGAACATTTTGGACATTTTTTAACGAAAAGCTTGCCGGGCTTTCAGCTCCACAAAAAGTAAGCTTTATGAATTCATGACATCAATAGAAGAAATAGAACAAATTATTAAACCGTTCCTTCTCTTGAAGGCAACATTTACTATTGATAACAAAATTATCAAACAAGGTAAGATGCAACTTTTTTGTATAAAGGATTTTTTCTGTACTTTTACTCTTCTTGGTATAGAGAAAGAAAATAAAAAAGTAATCTACGAGCTACCTTACCCCTTTTCTATTAAGGCCACTGACACATATATAGAGTTTGATTATACGCTCGATTCTTTTTGTCTTTCTAATACTGCAATAAAAGAATTAACAAACAAAATTAAATTAAATAAGACATCAAAATTTTTTAATAAAAAGGTTATTGCTAACTTTAGTTAAGCGGGTATACTATAGTAGTGCCAACAAGTTTAATATCTCAATTTCCTGATAGCTTTACCCCTAGTAAATTACAAGTAGATGTAATTAATCAAATTGATAATGCGTTTAAAAACGGTAAAAAATTTGTAATATGCTGTGCTCCGACAGGATCAGGTAAGAGTTTTATAGCTAAAACACTAGCTAATGCGAGTAATCTACCAAGTGAGTCCTTTGAACAACTAATACGTAGCTATGATGCATATAAAGTAGACTTTGACGGTAATTATTCATACGAACAGGAGTGTAAGGATGAATCTGCTTTTGGAACGTTTGCGCTTACAATAACAAAATCTCTTCAAGATCAGTATCAAGAGCTTTTTGCTAATACAGATGCTTTAAAAGGTAAAACAAATTATATATGCGATGTAGATAATAATTACGACGCTGAGCTGGCACCCTGTACCTTCGCACCTACATTGAGAGACACATGTTGGGCTGAAAATAGATGTCCATACTATAATGCACGAAATGAAGCAATGTTATCACAGTTTGCTGTACTGAATTATAAGATGTTTTTGTCTCTACCAGGTCATATCAAGCGTAAGAATTACCTTATATGTGATGAAGCATCTGAACTCGAAGATGAACTTATCCGTCAATTTTCAATTGAAATAAATTATGAGAAGTTATCTAATTATAATATAGCTTGTGAGTTATTAGTTACTGATAATCGTGATAGAGCTTATAATTGGATATCAGTTTTACTAGAGAATATTTCAAATGAATTATCTGCGTTTCTTAGTAAAGCGAGTAAGAAGCAGAATTTACTCTCACAGACTGAAAAAATAAAATATCAATTTTTAAAGAACATGCACCGATCTTTGACGATCATTAGTACACATTGGCACGAATGTGAGTTTGTTGTTGATATTGATTCAAAGCGTGTTATTCTCACACCACTCCATGCTAACACACTTTCAAAATATATCTTTAATCACGGTGAAAAGATAGTATTAATGTCCGCGACAATTATTGATCATAAGCATTTTGCAAAATCCCTTGGTATTACCGACTACGAATATATTGAAGTTGAGAGTACATTCGACCCAGCAAAGTCACCGATTTATATTTCATCAAAGTATAAGCCTAGCTATAATACACTACAAAATATGCTCCCAGGGCTATGTGAGCAAATAAAACAAATTACTAATCACCATAAAGATGATAAAGGAGTTATTCATACCCATACAAACGCGATTACTAGTTTTGTCAAAGAACGTCTAGGTGAAAAACGTTACCTATACAGGGATACTAATTCTACAAACGAAGATATTCTTAAACAGCATAGTATGAGCACAATACCCACCGTACTAGTTTCGCCGTCCCTTGTTTATGGTATTGACTTAAAGGATGAATTAGCTCGATTTCAGATTATTGTTAAGCTTCCGTTTTTATCGTTAGGATCTAAACGTATCAAAAAACTCTTTGAGCTTGATAAGGAATGGTATGAAAATAAAATGCTTAACGCCGTCGTTCAGGCAGCCGGTCGCGCTACCCGTAGTAAGGATGACCATTCAATTACGTATATTCTTGACGGAAATTTTATAAATGTTGTAAAAAGAGTAAAGAGCAAACTACCAAAGCATTTTATCGACCGTATTCATTGATAAATACTTAAAGTGAAGCTACAAACCTTTCATTTTGAAATTCGTGATTTATTAACTCAGTTTGTAACTGCGTTTGATGATATTATTATTAATAGATACGATAAGAATCGTGTAGCACAGAATAAAGTTCAAGTAAGGTATGTCTATGCACCAAAGCAACGCGTTCTCTATGATCTCGTTAATTTAGCACAAAATATTACAGTACCGGTTGTCTCCATTAGTATAAGCAATGTTTCAAGAGACGAAGTACGTGTATTCAACAAAATTAATGGATATTATTTTACAAGCGGTACGAGCGATGCATCTCCTGGATCATCGTCCATACACTATAATAGCCCTGTCCCAGTTAATATCACTGTTAATATGTCAATTATGACAAAGTTTCAGACTGATATGGATCAGATTCTTTCGAACTTTATTCCGTATAATAATCCATATATTATACTTTCATGGAAAGTACCAACGGATTTATCGTCAAGCGGTTTTGCTATCCCGCAAGAAATACGTAGTGAGGTATTATGGAGTGGATCAGTTAATTTAAATTACCCGACAGATATATCATCAAATGAAAAATATAAAATTGTAGGTGACACGTCCTTTACTATTAAGGGATGGCTATTTCCTGCGACTCAAAACCCTGTTGGTAATGTATTCTATATTGATAGTAATTTCTATGCTACTAGTATGCTTACCTCGGTATCCGAACTTACAGCTAATACATATACGTATCCAGCAAGCTCTAAGCTCGTCACTGAAGTAGAAAGACTGTCAACTTACGGTTATCCAAGTATTACTAATAATATTACGTATACTACGTCAAATTCAGAAGTACCAAATCTGTATTTATAATTGCTATTATACTAAATACTCATTAAGTAATTGTATTGACCTATGGTAGATTCGAATAGAGAAAGCACATTCGGTAGAGAGTTAATGAAGTATGTTTCTTCAAAGCTACCCTACCAGTCTTATGATGTAAATGATAAGATTAAGATGCTAAATCCGAAATATGAGGATTTCTATGGTAAGGGTACAGATAGAATAGGAGCTCTTACACGTCAATCAGTATCGTCATCGATCTCGATGACCGATGATCAGTACGCAAGCATCCTTCAAAATAAGGATTACCATGATTTCATGTACGCCAATATCCAACCGGATAAAGGCAAGCGTTTAATGGATTATCGTGTCATGGCAGCTTATTCTGAAGTTGCTGATGCGTTAGATGAAATTTGCGATGAGTTCATAAACAAGGATGATCAGGGTGAGATTGTAAAATTAAATTTTGTTGACTCCGGTCTATCAGAAACACAAAAAACAAAAATTAGAAAAGAGTTTCAGAAGTATATTGGTTATTTTGATTTAGAGCATAAAGGATGGGAGTACGTTAGGCAGATGCTTGTTGATGCTGAAATTTATTGGGAGCATATTATACACAAGAAACATGCTAAAGAAGGTATTCTAGGTGTTATTACTATACCATCTGACGTTATTGATCCTGTATTTGAGAATGTACAGAATATGATTGTAAAGGGCTATTTGTTGCGTAAGCCTATTTACGACTCTAAGAATCCTGGTAAAATTGCTAGAACTGAACTTATACCAATGGACATTAACCAGGTTACGTATGTTAATTCTGGTATTTGGAATGAAAACAAAAACTTAAGATTGCCCTTTATTGAGAACGCTCGTCGTGCGTATCGTCAGTTAAGTCTTATTGAGGATGCTATTGTTATCTATCGCTTAGTAAGAGCTCCTGAACGTTTAGTTTTTAATGTTGACGTTGGTAATATGGCTCCTCCTAAGGCTGAGGCTTATCTTCGTAAGCTTATGACCAACTATTGGTCAAAGAGGACGTATGATGCTAACCAAGGAGCTACTGTACAGAAGTTTAATCCGCAGTCCATGCTGGATAGTTTTTGGTTTGCAAAGAGAGCAGGATCAGAAGGTACATCTGTCACTCAGCTTGCCGGTGGTGCTAATCTAGGTGAGTTAACTGATTTAATGTATTTTGTTAAGAAGCTTTATAAGTCTCTTAAAGTACCATCATCTCGTCTTAACCCCGACGACCCGTATAAGGATGGAGCTGATATCTTAAGAGAAGAGCTTAAATTCGCACGATTTGTTATTCGTCAACAACAACGGTTTGCTACAGGATTAAAGAACGGGTTTATTACTCACCTTAAATTAAAAGGCATTTACGAGGAAATGCGTTTAAAAGACGCACATATTGACCTTACTTTTAACGTACCAACAAATTTCTACGAGTTACGCGAACAACAAAAATTTCAACTCAGAGCGGAAAACTTTAATAGTATTACGACAAGTGATTTTATTTCCAAGACATACGCTCAAAAGAAGTATCTTGGGTGGACAGATTCAGAAGTTATGGCAAATCGCGAATTCTTACGTAAGGATAAAGAACTCATGTGGGAATTATCTCAGATTGAAAATACTGGACCTGATTGGCGTGAAGCTGGTTCATTAGTACCTGGAGCAGGTGGTATAGGTGGAGGTGGAGGCGCTCCTGGTGGAGCCGGTGCACCGCCAGCCTTTGGACCAGCTCCAACAGGTGGAGAAGAAGCACCACCTGAAGCAGGCGCACCAGAAGCACCACCAGCAGCTCCAACCCCGGGCGCTGAAGCACCTCCTGCTTAATAAATATAGTTATGGATTGCTCCGCCGTAACACCAATTTCAGCTTTTCAAAGCACAAATTTATCTAACAAAATAACATCTTTCGGTCGACTTGGTGATAGAATTACGCGCGCTCTTGGAGCACCCTTAATTAATATTGAAATTCATCAAGATCAGCTTTTCGAATTTATCTCACAAGCTTGTGAGATGTTTACCAAATACGCTGGATATACAGAAGAATATCTTGTCTTTAATTCAGATTTATATATTGATGGTGTCGGTATAAAGCTTGATAGTCTCTTTAGTATTACACCGTATTTTAATCGTACCAATGTACCTGATTCAACAGTGTACGCTGCTACATCTACAATTCCAGGAAGCTTCTTTAGCGCATCAACGACACTTTCAAGCACTTATGCTACTGGTATTTTCCAGAACCAAATTCTTACCACGACAGCTTACCTTAGCATTATAAATTATAATAGCACTGTCGCTAATCTTTTTACACCGTCAAGTAATAGTCAGTTACAAACTGTTAATAGCTTTGACTATGATACAATGGATTATAGAAAAGTTGTAGATATCTACAACTTTGAAGAAGGTACATCTGATGGTGTCAATACACTCTTTACTATTGAGCAGACCTTAGCTCAGCAAACCTACTTTAGTTACGCAATGGGTAACTATGGTTTCGATCTTATTAGTTGGTATACATTAAAGAACTGGTTGGAAGTTCGTGAAAAATTACTTGCGATAAGACGTTCATATACGTTTGATGACAGAACTCAAACTCTTGTATTCTACCCACCGCCACGTACACCGGGCTCTGGAAGTCATTTCTGGGGAGCTATAGCTTGTTATGTCGAGAGACCGTTACGTGATGTTATTAAAGAACCCTGGGTATATCAATACGCTTTAGCATTGAGTAAAATTGCTGTTGGTAATGTAAGAGGTAAGTATACAGGTACGGCATTATTCGGTGGCGGTTCTATTAACTATAATGATTTATTAGGTCAAGGTTTAGAGGAAAAGAAGAAACTTGAAGATCAGCTCTTCACCGGCGCATCTCCTGGTATGGGTGATGCTATGCCTCCGATGTTCTTCGTCGGATAATTATGATACCACTTAACGGAAAAGGTAAGTTCAAGCAAGGTGTCTTTAAGCCTAAAAATCAAACAAAATATATTGGTAAAGAAGATCCTGTTTATAGATCTGGCTGGGAATTAAAATTTTTTAGATGGTGTGATGACAATATTAATGTTGTTGAATGGGCATCTGAAGCAATAATTATACCCTACGTAAGTCCTATTGATCGTAAGGTACACCGTTATCATACTGATGGTGTTGTAGCAATAAAAGAAGGCAATATAATAAAAAAATATATTATTGAGATTAAGCCAAGTGCTCAGACTAAACTACCTACAAAGGGTAGAAAGCGTATGTCGACAATGATTTACGAGACCGCACGCTATGCACAAAATCAAGCAAAATGGGATGCTGCTAGAAAATGGTGTCAGAAATATGGTTATAGCTTTTTAATTTTAACTGAAAAAGAGTTAGGTATAGATAAATAACTATTCGGACAATAAATATCTGTATGTCACTTAGATTACTAGTTGAAACACCAGCTTCAGAAGAGCAATTCGAATATATCGAAGAACAAAAAAACCTTAAAGGTCAATCTGTAATGAAGATTCGCGGACCATATATGGCCTGTGAAGAGGTTAATAAGAACAAAAGAATCTATACAGAGTCTGATATGGAGCGTGAAGTCAATCGTTACGTTCAAGAAATGGTTATTCCAAAGCGTGCGTTAGGTGAATTAAATCACCCTGCTTCAGCTGAAGT